ATATTTCTTTGTAACTTTTCTTCTATTTTCCATTACACCGCCACAACCTTTGGCAATGCCACCTTGTTTATAATTAGATACCATTTTTCTTTGTTGAGAAATACTACCACCACCCATTTTCTTTTTACGTCCGCCTGGGACTATTTTACCAGAACAAACTGCTCCCGCATACATGTTCGCGTACGCGCTCGGGTACACTTTAAATTTTGCTTTTGCAGCTGCTTTTCCTCTTGGACAAAGTTTAGCCATTATTTTTTCATTCCTTTTTTAATCATGCCACCTTTTTTCTTAATGACACCTCTTCCTTTTAAAATATCTTTAAAAGTTACTTTGCCATCACCAGTTAAATCTGGAAAACCTTTTTTACCTTTTACTTTTCCACCCATTTTATAATTTTGTGGTTCATTTAAATTTCTGACATCAAAATTTAAAACTCCTTTAGGTTTTATAGAAACATTTTTTTTACTAGGTTTTTTTCTTTTTTCCATTTCATCATCAATTTCTCTTATTACTTGTTCATTACTTTTAGATGGTAAAATTATATCAGAAACTCCTTGTTCTATTAGTGTATCTACTTCTCCTCCTTTTTCCATTTTTACTCTACCACCTTTTTTAAAACCCATTCTAGGTCTTATGTTGTAATCGTTTCTCATTTTTTCTCCTTAACCATTTTCATGGTTGTTGTTTGTCGGTCTGTTAGCCATCGTTCTTGCAACCGACTCTGCTGAACGACCAATCACATACCCACCAAGTCCAACATTTAACAATGTCCAAACATCGCCAGGTAATTCAAAAGAGATAATCGCTCCTGTGAATACTTTTATAACTGGTCCTATAACATAATTCCAGACCAAAATAAAGATTAATACATACATTAACAATGGCCTCCAGCTTGATGCGAACCATCCAGCTTTAGCTTCTGCCTCAATAATTTTAGCTGCAGCAGTTAACTCTTGTGTATGAGATTGTAATAATTGAGTTTGTAATTGTGCTTTTAATTTTTCTTGTAAATCTTTATCAGGAACAGCTTTTTCAATTGTGTTAAATAGAACTTTTGCAAGTGGTGCAATAGCTCCTAACATTTGAATCATATTTTAATACCATTTTGCTGATCTTTTTTTCTCTGGAAGCATTCTTCTTTGTCCACCTACTGGCTCTACTTGTGTCTCTTGTGGATTAGAAACTTCTACATCAATTCCACCTTTTAAAGTTCCATCTGGATTTGTAAATTGTGAAAAGTCTACTTGATTACCAAATTCTGATCTTGAAGTTGAATTTTTTACAACAGCTCCACCTTTAGCCATTGGTTTTCTAGATTGACCTGCTTCTGACAATGCAATAGCAATTGCTTGTTTAGGACTTTTTACTTTTTTAGAAGATTGTCCAATGTTAAGTTCACCTTTTTTAAACTCTCTCATCACTTTGCCAATTTTTTTTTGACTTGGTGTCATTTTTTTCATAATTGTATCCTCGGTATTTGTATATACTATTACTTAAAATAGCACAATATAGCTAATTAGCTAGTAATTATTTTAGTTGTTTGCATTCCTTGCTTTGCAAGTGATACACCAGCTCTTAATTTAGCTAAATCTTCGTTTTGCTCTAGTTTTTCATCAGCAACCTGCCTATTTGACATAACTTTTAGCTTATCTAGATTCAATCTATCTTCACCTTCCTTCTTTTTACGTTCATTTTCCATAGCCCTTAAGTCAATTTCTCTAGATTTTAACTGAACAAGTGGATCGGTTGCTCCTAAATTAATTTTAGTTTCTTCATTCATGTAATCTTTAGTCATTTGTGCAATCAATTTAGCTTTTCTAGACTCAATCATCTGCATCATTTGTTGTAATTGTAATTGAATTTGTGGATTCATTTGTGCTTGTTGTTGTAACATTGGCATTTGCATTAACTCTTTAGAAAATTCTAACTGAATTTGTTCTTGTGCCATTATAGAAATATGTTCTAGTACATTTTTTTGAATAGATGCCATTGCAGCAGGATTATTTTGAATCATATTTAATTGCATAAAGTTTAAATGCGCTTCAATATGAGCCGTATGATCTTGTCCAGCAAATGCTTGGAAAGGTTGTCCAGTCATTGCATTGATATGTTCAATAGAAGGATCAACCGGTGTTGGCGGTTGTGGTGGTGGTAATATTAAATCTATATTTTTGACACCAATTGCTTCATACATTGTTCTATAAACTTGATACAAATTATGCATTTGTGGATTAGACATTGCAAGTTGCATTTCAGTTTGTGCTAAATTAATTCTTTGTGTTTGTGAAAATATATTTGGATCTGCAACTGGAAGAATATCTATCTTATCATCGAAATCTAAAGATTTAATTTCTCTTGTTCCACCTACAACATCATATGGATAAGTTGGTGGTAAATAAGTTGCAAATACTTTTGCTAATAATTCAAATTCATTTTTAAGTGAAGCATATAATCTTTTGTGTATTGCAGACATCACCCTCGATCCGCGCTCCAATAATGCCATGGTTGTTCCAACAGCCGCGTTTTGATTACCATCACCCACTTGCATATCAGCGATGGACGCGAAACGTTGACCTGCTTGAACCACAATACCCATTAATTGTAAAAGAGTTTGTGATGGTTCTTTAAAAGGTAATGGCATAAATGCATCGCGAAGATTTCCACCTGGTGCATCTACATCTCTAAATTCTCCTGGTTGAATTGGTTGTGCATCATCTCGTACACGAATACCTCGCATTTTAAATCCAGATGGTAAATTAGATAATGTTCCTGCATCTAATAATTGTCTTAATGCTTGTGTTGCAGTACGTGATAATCCACCGATCATGTGAATTAATCCAAAGCCATAAAATCCAAGTCCTGGTAAAAATTTAAAGTGTACAAAATAATTAGTTTTATTTTTTAATAAATCATCTGATTTATAGTTTCGTCTAATAGATAAAACTTCTCTTGATGATTCTTCAATAGTTACAACGTATGGAAGTTTAATTCCTGTGGGCTCACCAGTTTGAGGATCTTTATCTTCAAAACCTTCTATATCTAAATTAACATGGCATTCTAATAATGTATAAATATTATCTTGTCTTTCAATTCGAACACCTTCTAACTCACGTTCTTTTTCTTTTATTGGATCTGTTTTAATAGCTGGTTGACCAAGTTCAACATCTTTATAAAAACCACTGACTTGTTGTTTACGTAAATCATTTTCAGAAATTTTAATTACATGAATAATAGCATCTGCATCTTCAAGTGATGTTGCAGAGTAAGGAACGATTAAATCTTCTGCTGGAATAAATTTAGATACTGCTCGTCCAAGGATTGCATCATAATAAACTTTTTTAAATGTAGATCCTGATAGTGGTAAATAAAATAACATCTGATCAAATTCTGGCTCATATTCTTTCATGACAGTCATAATTTGATAATTCATAAAATCTCTAACACGTTCTGCTTGTTGTTCTTTTTGTGAATCTATTAATCCGACGATTTGAGTTCTAACGGGTCCGTCTGCTGGTAATAATTCTTTATAAGCTTGTGATTGAAATTGTGTTACAGATTCTGCAAGAACAGGATGAGTTACACCCGATGCATTTCTAAATGGTTCAGTTCGTCTTTCGTATTTAAATCCTAATAGTTCAAGACCATTCGTATATGCCATTTCCCAATCTTGACGTGATGATCTATAATCTTTATATTGTCCTTCTAGTTCAGATCCAATATCTGTTAAAATACTTTCATCTAAAAATTCTGCAAGGTTTGCATAATGATCTTCTCCGCTTTGTGGAGCGGCGATACTTGGATCAAAAGAAATTTCTGCACCACCTTCTTCATCCATATTAATTTCAACAGATGGATCTTGTGCTTGTTCTACTTGTTCTTGAATAGTTTGTTCTATTTCAGTTTGACCTGGAATTTCAATAGTAGTTTTTGTATTGGGTAATGACTTATCAATTTCTGCCATGATTAATTATACCTTCTTCTAAATAATGATTCAACACCTTGTGGATCAGGACCACTAACAGGTGGAATGGTTGTTGTCAAGCCACCTTCAGCAAAATTATATTGACCTCTTATCATAATATTATTTCCAAGACCTGGATTAGATGTGTAACTAACATTAACTGGACCTTGATTATATCCTAAATTATATCCACCACCTTTATTATATAAAGCACTAAATAATTGATTTGTACCTATTGGATTATATTGCACACCAATTGAATATGGACTTTGTTTGTA